AACATGGCTGACAGTTTGGCATTGGCATACCGATGTAGTATTGACATACCGAGTTATTTGGTGCAAAATGCAAAGAGAAGTTGGATGGATGATATGATCTCCTCGAGGAGAGCGAATCGTATGCGGATGGTCCGGCTACCATTTAAGAGGGCAGAATGAAACCGAAAGTAGCGGAAGCATTGTATAGACGACACGAAGAGTATTGGGCACGTCAGAAGCGAGAGTTACGTAAGTATCGATCTGCGTATATGACACAATATTGGGATAATGACTATGGCTCTAATCAGGTATTGATAGAGACAACGAGAGCTTACGAGTATATCGAAGGGTACATAGCCAGTTTATTTTCTCGCAATCCCGCAGTTATCGTGAAGGGTGATGTAAGAGGGAAGGGTAATCCTGAGAAGGTACAGGCATTGTGCAATGCTTTTCTTGACAATGTGCGTAGCCAGATTGAGGACGTAAGTCGATTGGCTTTGATATATCCCTGCGCATTTTTAAAGTTGTATGGCAGTGATCATCCTGATCCATTCAAACGTGTATCTTGCGCTGCGATTGCGGCATGGGATTGTATTGTCGATGTAGATGCAGCGAGCTGGGCGCAACAAAAATATGTAGGACATCGATACTATATTACGCACGAAGAAGCAAAAGCCAAGTATGGAAACAAAAGATATACGACACATCAGTTGGTGCGGTTTTTGGACTACGATAACAATGACGATCAAAATGCAAGTTATCTTGGAATAAACCTGAGCGAGTTAAACGATTCGGGATTTGAGGTTGATAGTCCATTTGAGTATGTACAGGTAGTTGAGTATTTCGATTTGGTAAACAACAAAATGTTGGTATGGTCGCCTGACTATGCAAATGGCGAGAAGTTTTTGTATGATGGTGTTGAGGTAGATGTAGGTGTAGAGGGCCAGACAACCAAGTTTGATCAGATACCTTTTACTGATAGTGCGGACCATCCGATTGCACCGATTATACCGTTGTACTTTAGTCGTCAGCCTGATGTACCTTTGCGTGGATATAGCGCGTTGAAACGTGTGTACTCACAGGTCGAGGAGACTAACATAATCCGTACGTATCAGGCAACGATGGTAAGGAGAGCGGCACGGCAATGGATTGTCAAGAAGGGTGTATTTTCGGATGAAGATATGGCCAAACTTGCTCTGGGTGCGGATGGAGAATATGTGGAAGCCGAGTTATCGATGGGTCAGAGTTTGGAGGGAAGCATCCAAGCCGTGCCGCATACCCAAGTCCCTACGGAGTTGGAAACATATATTAACCAAGTAAATGAAGATTTCCAACGTGGAAGTGTGTTGGCTCCATTTACCAGGGGTCAGGCAACACGAGCAACAGCGACTGAGGTTACAGCGTTGGCATCGTATAGTTCTTCTGAGATTGGTCGTCTTGCCAGAGAGCGTGATGCAATGATTGAGCATACAGCATCGGTGTACGTTGCAATGATGAAGATATTTCTGAAAGATGATGCAGATGTGATTGTACTGAATGGTCGTTCAGAAGTTGTACGAAGTGAAGATATGTCTGGTGATTTTGCGTTTTATGCGCTTGACGCGGGGAGTACACCTGTATCAGAAAGTGTAAAGAAGCAAGAGTTTTTTCAGGCAGTCAATCTATTATTGCAGCTGGGTGTACCACAAGAAAAAGTATTGGAAGAGTTGGTACGCAAGCTAGATTTACCGGAAGATTTTTTATCGTCACCGATTGAAGGTGGACAAGAAATACAACAACCACAGAACCAACCGAGTGCGACTGCAACAATAGAACAAGGAATGCAGGGTAGTCCTCAACAAGTAGCAAAAGTTTTATAGGAGTATAAGATGTCAATACCACAAGATTTAAGTATGCAAGCCGAGCAGATTGGTGCAGGAATGGATGAAGCGCAGGCGCAAGGAATGCAGATGATGATACCGCAAGGTCAGTTTTCTAGTCAAGCGATGGGAGCATTGTTGGATGAAGTAAACAAGTTTATGCAGCGCATGAACCAACCAGCATTGGAGATTGAAGTAGCAGATATGCAAGCCTTTCCTCAAGAGTTGGTGCAGGTTGTAATGGCGATTATGGCGATCGCAGAGCAAGCAGGTGTAGCTGTTGATATGTCATTGTCTGATGTAGAATCGGATCAAGATGTTGCACGATTGGTAGCATTGATCAAGAGAGCGGTATCAGATAAAAAGTTTATAGATTTCCTTGAGGCAGCGGAAGAACAGGCAGCAGAGCCTGTAGAAGAAGTTGCAGTGGAAGAACAAGTCGAAACTCCCGAAGGTGGAGAAATGACAGACGAAGAACTATTTGCAAGTAGGATGTAATATGTCAGAAGAAAACAACACAACAGAAACCCCTGAAAATACTGTAGAGGACACTTCCGCAGAAGTCTCTCCGGTAGAAGAAACTCCAACAGAAGATGTATCTCGTAAGTCTTTGAATGATTATAAAGATGATTATGATCGTCAAGTAGACCAGCTGCTACACCGATACAATGCTGAAAAGGAAGGAGAGCCAACACCAGAACCAGAGACTTTGCGTGAAGGTGAGTCATGGGACAAGGTATATGACCAAGTTCCTGAGAGTGCGCAACGAGCAATGGCATCATTGCGAAAAGATTATACGCGCAAGACACAAGAACTAGCCGAGCAACGCAAAGCAATACAAGCAGAACAAGAGAAGTTGTCTGCATTGCGAATGAACCTCGAAGACAACGCTGCATACAAAGCGATACAAGAGGCTGCACAAGAAGATACAGGAGACTTTGATCCATATGACACACAGTCTTTTGAGCGGTATGTCAATCGGATTGTTGCAGAGAGATTGCAATCTGTATTGCAGCCAATGGCTGAACAACAGATGCAGGCCCAGGCAAAAGCAAAAGTGCAGTCATTTATGTCACAACATCCAGAGCTACAAACAGATGAAATGTTTAAGGGTGAGGTTCGCAAGACATTGTTGGCGAATGAAAATCTAACACTACAAGATGCGTACTGGATTGTAAAGGGTCAACAATCGCATCAAACGGCAGAACGTCATCAGATGCAACAGTTGGCATTTCAGCAAGCAGCACAGGCTGCGGGGCTAAAAGTAGGTGCGGGACAACACAAAGGTATTACTATTCCCAAGAATAGTGACAAGATGTCGGCATCAGATTTATACAATCACCTGTTGAAACAGAAGAAATAATGTTATACACTTATCATAGTCGCAAGGCGAGGAACCCATATGGATACGTCCAAGCCATCTCCCCTCACGAGGATACGAGAGCGATAGTAAAACTCAAACGTAGGAGGCTTCAATGCCCATTCAACCAGACATACTAGCGTCTACCCTGCGTATCTTAAAAGATCGTGAGGTAGACAATACATTTAAAAATATTCCCATCCTTGATGCGATTCGTTCACACGGAGCCGTTATTGAGAGTGATGGTGGTAGCAAGGTAAACTGCCCTGCTATTATGACCGAACACAGTATGATTACTCAGTTGTCCAGTGGATACGAGTCAATCAATCTTGCTGTTAAAGATCCCCTTCGCCAAACCGAATACAACTGGTGTGACTTTGCTGCTCCAGTCGTAATCACTGAAAAAGAACAACTGTCCAATAAGGGCGATCGTGCTGTAATCAACATTGCAGAAGCGCGTTTGAAGTCCGTTATGGGTATGCTTCAACGAGAGTTTTGTAAGCAAATCGTTGCAGGTGAAAGTACTGTATTGACAGAACTTGAAACTCTTGATCCACGTTCTACTGGCGGATGGTTTGCATTGCAACCTTTCGGAAATCAAACTACTGGTATGGTAGGTGGCTTGACTCGTTCTACTTATACATCGACTTTTCAAAATCAATATGTAGATTGCGTATCAGCATTTCCGGGTGCTACAGGTAGTTCTGATTTTGCAAATCGTCTTTTCCGTTCTATGAGCAAGTTGTATATTGATACACAAGTATATGCTCCAGAAGGAGAGGTTGACATTATTCTTATGTCACCACGATGTTACGAACTATACAAGAACAGTCTTTTTGCACAAGAACGTTATACTTCCATCCAAGAAGAACGAGACATGGCAGGTAAACTTGCTCTTATGTTTAACGGTGCCAAAGTATATGTTGAGCCTAATCTTGGATTTACGATTGATAATACATCTTATCCAACAGGTCCACAAAAAGATCAAGACAATAGTGCATTTACTTATGGTACAGGTGGTGGACAGATCAGTACTGATGGTGCTGCCAACGGTACTGTTGACGCAATGTTCTTGAACTCTAAACTGTTGTCTTTGTACTTTGACAAAGATGCTTATTTTGAAATGAGCGAGTTTGAGCGTATCTCTGGATATGCTGCAATGGCTGCTCACATCATGACCCGTACTCAGTTGGCAACAGCAAACTTGAGTGC